GGTTGATGTTAAAAAAGACAAATTGGTTATTAACTTTGAAAATAAGCAAGAATTGATTACCGCGAAATAATAATTCACAGGTAACCTATTAAAAACCTAACGAGTTCGTTAGGTTTTTTTATGCCTGTCATTTATACCAATCGGACTAATTTATTGATCACTTAGCGATAATTCAATGCCTTGCCTCTAAGCCTTTTAACTCTCGCTGATGTAACCAGTCAATAAGAATGAGAAATACCGAGATAATCTAAAAATTGGCGGGAATTTGTGGGAAGGCTTTATTTAAAAGGCTTTTAATGAATTATTAAAGAAGTTTTAAAAATTGTAGCAAAATGAGAAATAAGAGGACGGTTTATAGTAATTGATTTATAAACCGCATAAATTGAGAAAAGCTTTTATCGAAAAAGTTTGTTCCTTTCCTTTTTGAATACTTTCACTATAGCTACTAGCCCTAAAATTAATATCGCATTGGATGCTTTGTTTGAATGACGAAGTAATCTAGTGTTTATGGCCTCTTGAATGAAAGAGTACTTGCCTGAAACCGTTTCAGCTTGAATGTAGTAATCAAGCCATAGGTTCATTGCCAGATGGCACATCAAAGTAAATACTATAATGAATATGATTTTCTTTGATGTAAGTAAAACCGCTATCGATTCCATCATCCATGAATTCATAAGTTAATCCTTTTTCAAGCCTCTCTGCACTTTAGCCGGTAGTACAAACAAAAATTCAGCTAATGCTTTGGTAAAATCAACTGCTCTTTTGGCATCAGCAGTAGTAGGCATTTCAGCATCTTCATCGGCATGACGTTCATCATTAGCGTCTAATCTCACGTCGTGTGCCCAGCTGGCCATATCGGAGGTCATTAGGTTTTCTTCAACGGCTTGATCTATGCGTTTATATAAACTGCCAGTTAGGTATTCTTTTTCTTTAAGCATTGCATCCACAGAGCTCGCACACAGCATAACTGCACCTGAAGGTGCATGTAAGCTATCAATTGCCTGTTGTAAGTAGTTAAATGGTCTTTGAGGAATATCGCTTGATAGATTTCCGTGAGAAGGATATACCTCTGAAACAATACCTACATGGCCTCTCCCCCTTGGAGCACCTGCTGTTACTACTGAGCCACATGTAGAACATGAGTATATTCCCCAGAACCTCTCACCTTTTAAATCATGTGCAGCTGTATTAAAGCTATTTAGCAAAACTAAATTTGGTTTGTGAACACTACAGTGAGGGCAGCGCTCTAACGCTAGATTTTTTTCAATTCTCATTTTGATCCCTTTAATACAAGTCTTTACCGATCCAAACAACTTTACCTATGATCTCTAGTTGTTCTAGCTCGTCTGGTTTAACTATTTGCTCGTCATACTCTTTGTTGTCGCTAATTAAGCATACAGAGCCGTCAAAGCGCTTTTGTAGACGTTTGGCATAAAGCTCTTCACCAAAGCGTAAAACAAAGATAGAGCCGTCTTTAAGCTGCTTATCTTCAATATTTACTAATATAGTGTTGCCATTGTTGATGGTTGGCTCCATAGAGTCACCTTGGGCGAATACAACCGCAAGGTCACAAGCGTTGAGTTTTCTGAATCTTAACCACTTAGTGCGGAATGCAAGCTGGCGTTTTACTTCTGCTTCACTATTCAACGCGCCATGGCCCGTGCTCACTGATATGTGATAGCCTGGTATTAAGGCGTATTCTTCATTGAATTCTTCAACCGTAACAGTTGCACACCCGTATGAAGAATCACTTATAGGTTTGTTTTGATTACCTATATATTTAGGGGCTTCACCTGTGATTAGCCAATTTAAAGAAACACCAGCCTCTTGTGCTATAAGCATAGCCTTATCGATTTGTGGTAATGAAATCCCTTTTAAGTACTTTCTAAGTGCACCTTCGGAAATATCAATAGCATTAGCAAACATGCGTATGCTTGTGACCCCAATAGCCTGTTCCAATCGCGCAGAGAATGTTTCTTTTTCATTATCAGGAAAGGAAACATTGTTGTCTTTGTCTTCTTTTTGTTTCTTTTTCATGTAACCAACTATTTTATATTGTTTTTGTGTTTTATTCTTTTACTGTGCGTATGTTTATGAAAAGAAACGTCACAAATGTGCTTGACGCGTGTGAATGGAAACTATAAAGTAACATTCATACGCAGTGCGTATAAATATGATGTTTGCATTTGAGTGGATAACTTACGCAATGCGAACAAATAAAAATACTATCACATAGTGTGTTACAGGGCGAGAATCATAATGAAAATAGAGAATGCAAATCAAATACATGCAGCTCTAGTTAGGCAAGGATTAAGCTGTAGATCTTGGGCACTTTTGAACGGTTACAATCCAAGAACTGTACAGAAGTGTATACAACTATTTGCGCCCAATACGGGATGTAAGCCTAAGTGGGGGAAAATATCTAAGCAGATTTTAAGTGATTTATCTAAAGCAATTGATTTTGATTTAGTTGGTGGGTCATATGAGTAAGGAATGGTTTAATTTATCTAAGATAACTAGCTTTTCTGGAACTCATTCAACGGTACAAGGGAATAGGAAGTTAGCAAACAGGGAAGATTGGCAAAAACGAAAATGCCAAGTCGGCAAAGGTTTCGAATACCACATCAGCTCTTTGCCACAAGCCACTCAGCAGTTTCTAGCCAAACAAGCTGCTAAGGAATTAGCCAATGCTGAAGTAGCTCCAGCTCGATCTGCACGAAAACTAGCCGTTGAGTTAGATCGCCAAGAAGGCATTGCTACTCAGCAAACACAAGAAAACCGTGAGGAAGGTTTATTGAAGTTTAATGGCTTAGCAGAAAAGCAACAGAATAGGGCGCAAGCCAAGCTTTTAATATTACAGAGCTATGACGCTTATATTGAGCCTTATAAAAGTATTGGCAAAGAAATGGATGGCCTTACTAAGTTTCTTCTCGATTTTAATACTAAGCAATTGTCTTTACCTGAATGGGTTCATAACAATGTTAAAAAGTTAACTAAGAACTTTAAATATCGTTGGAAATCAGCCCTTGATAAAGGCGGTTTAACAGCATTGGCGGGAAACTACACTAGCACTCGTGGTAAATCTGTTATTAGTCGTCAGCCAGAGGTTGAACAATTTTTAATGGCGTTTTTAGTTAAAAAACCACACTTAGCGAAAAAGCCCAGAGCAATTCATCAGTCTTTAGTGATCATGCAACAAACGGATCACCCTGATTGGGAAATTCCTTCAATTAGTTCAGTACAACGTTGGGTTAACACCTGGATAAAACGTCACAGTGCAGAATTCGCTTATGTCACCAACCCTGATGCTTATAACAGCAAGCATAGACCTTTGTTTGGTCATGCTTATATGCACCAAATGCTAGAGCGTCCTAATGATATTTGGGAGTTCGATTCAACTCCGGCAGATGTCATGCTTAAAGATGGCAGGCATAGCATTATTGCTGTTATTGATGTGTTTACTCGTAGAGTCAAGCTTTGGGTTGCCCCTACATCAAGCAGTGAGGGCATATGCTTATTGCTACGTAAAACTATTTTAGAGTGGGGCATGATCAATGAAGGCGGCTTGGCTGTTACCGATAACGGTAGTGATTATGTTAGTAAAAAAGTCAGTACTTTATTTAGCATGCTCGATTTTACTCAGCATAGAACCAAGGCCTATTCCGGTTGGGAAAAGCCTTATGTTGAGCGCTTCTTTAGAACGCTAAGTCATTCAATAGTTGAAAAACTGCCCAGTTACATTGGCCACAATGTTAGTGACAGAAAACAAATAGAAGCAGCTAAAAGCTTTGCTGAGCGTATTAGTAAAAAAGAAACGCGTGAAGATAAAAAAGTTGAAGAACTAAAGCTTACGGGTGGTGAGTTACAAGAATTTTTAGATAACTGGCTTGAATACAGTTATCACCATCAAGAGCATGGCGATTTAAAAGATACCCCTTTTAACGTTTATCAAAAGTCAGCCTATCAGCCACGCATGATTAATAATCCTGATGCCCTTAACTTACTGCTTAACTATGTAAGTGACGCCACCGTTGTACGCGGCATGGTTAAAGCAGGGGCTGTTAAATATGTTGCGCCAGAGCTAATGGAAGCTGTATGGGACCGCGTAAAGGTTCGTGTTTTTGTAGACCCGAGCGATGTTGGTCGTGCTGTTTTATATCCTATTGATGTCATTAGTGATGATGTTTACTGGATTGAAGCGGTTAATCAAGAGTTAGTTGGTCGTGAAATTAGTCCTCAAGCCTTCCAAGCTCGTCGTAAACAAGAGCGCAAAGTGCTTAGCAACTTTAGGAAAACTGCTAAAGCTCTGGCTGATACCTTTGGTGTAGATGAAATTCACGCGAAAGAATTGGCTTACCACAAGGCTAAAAACAGCAGTTTAGCAGCATTTCCTCAACCATCATTACCACATGAAAACGGCATGATTTCAGCACTTGATGATTTTAAACCAACCTCTGCTGCAGGTAGTGATGGATCTGAACCTAGCTCACAGCCAAGCTCAAAACCTAATTACAGCGAAGCGCAATTAGCAGGTATTGCTTCAAGGCGTGAGCAACGAAGTAGACAACAAGCAATGGCAGCAGAAACTAATGCTAAAACACTTCGAACAGAGCAGGAAGTTGCTTGGGATTACGCCCGTAAATCAGTACATACACCATTAACGGAAAAAGAAAGTAAGTGGTTTAAAGATTTTATGCGTAGCCATGTAATGGCTGCGAGAAGAATAAACAAATTTTTAGAAGAAGCACGTCACCAACAAGACTCGAACCTAACTGGCGACGCGCATTAAACCGCACTTAAAAGTGCATTTAACATAAGGATAATACCTATGAAATTGAAAACTGTCGAAGTAAAAAACGTTTTACGCTGTGAAGAGTTGTTTGACAACCTAAATAGCCGTAGCGCCATTGTTGAAGGTATTGGCCTTGTACATGGTCCAAGTGGCTTTGGTAAAACGACTACCATGACCTGGTTATTTAACCAAGACCACGTTGATGCCATCTATGTTCGCTGTCGTGCAACAGATACACCTTCATCATTATTAACCAAAATAGCCTTTGAAATGGGGCTTGAGCCTAAGTATCCGCTAGGCCGTATGGTTGACGATATTGTTGAACGCATGCGTTATAAAGAACTTTCGTTGTTTGTTGATGAAGTGGATTACGTTATTGGCTCTGCTCGCATCATGGAGTCTCTACGTGATATTTACGATTTAACTCAACAGCCAGTATTACTTATTGGTATGGACCAAATTGCGCGAAGAATTAGCCATCGTAAGCAGCTGTTTAACCGCATTAGTGAATGGATAGAGTTTCAACCAGCTGATTTTGAAGACGTAGCCCTATTTGCTGATGAGTTGTTAGAAAATGAAATCCGTCTTGAAGAAGACCTACTTGATGCTGTTCAGCGAAAAGCCAATGGTGAAGTACGTCGTATCTTATCCGCTCTAGAGAAAATTGAACGTAAAGCCATAGCAGCAGATAGAGACAAAATCTCGCTTGATGATGTTGATATTCGTGAAATATTCCTAGATAGCCGCCGCCGTTAACTGCTAATTAATAAGAAGTATAAAAGTGAAAACAAACAATAAAAATCAGGTATGTCAACGGATTTGGCAACACATGCTTGCAAAGGATTGTTTAGTTAGCTGTGCTGATATAGCTAATGAATTAGCGGTATCAAAAAACCATTGTCGCAACGTATTAAATGCTTTTGTTGAACAAGGGTGCGCAGTTAAGCAAAAAGTAGGACGTATTTTTCATTTCGCTGTTATTGCGGCTTCTAAGCCACGGTTAACATCAGGTAGAAGTACAGCAACAAAACGTCAACATAAAAAAACGGGCCGTCAAAAAATTTGGAATAGTTTGAAGATTCAACGTGTAGTTTCAACTGCAGACTTAGTTTGTCTGGCATCAGTAACAGAAGCGAATGCCAGTTTGTATTTACGCAAACTAGTCAATTCAGGCTATGTACGAGTTAAGAATTCAGTAAATACAGCTTTAGCCAATAGTGAAATTAAAGGGCAAGTCAGCACTTTCCAATTACTGCGAGATACTGGTCGTTTATGCCCAATCGTACGTAAAGGTGGCTGTTGGGATCAAAACGAGCAAAAGCTTTATCTGTTTAATGTTGGTTCAAACGCAACGCATAAGGAAAACAATCATGATCAAGTGGCTTGAAGTGCTTCGTCAGCAAGTTGCTGAGCATGGGCAACCTAAAGTTTCCAGAATGCTAGGTGTATCAACGGCCTGTATATCTCAAGTGGTTAATGAAAAATATCCAGGAGATATGGCGCGTATTGAAAAACTAGTTGAAGGCGCTTTTTTACAAAAGTGTGTTAATTGCCCTGTACTAGGTGAGTTGCCTTTGCATGAGTGCATGCAACACCAAGCGCGCAAGGGAGTTTCAAGTAATCCACTGTACATGCAGCTTTATAAAGCCTGTCGTAGTGGTTGTCCTCATAGCAGTTTATCTGAGCGATTAAAGCGTCCGGTCACCATAGCTTTTGATGCAACTCGCAGTGTTAAAGCTTATGACTATGAAAGCGCTGTTCGTCGGTTAACACGACAAGCTGATGGTGCTAATAGTTTTGCTACTGCTCAGCACTTAAACGAGCTACTTATTAGTGAACTAGAAGTATTAGGCATTAAGTACAACCGCTTAATTAAAGGTATTGAAAAAAAGGAAAACAAGAATGATTAAAACCAAACAACAGCACAACAAACAAAACAACATGATCATTAAGCAAATGAACAAGGCACAGCGCACCATTACTGATTTAGTACAACGTGGAATCACTATATTAAATGTAGAAATGGCACGTCAAAAACCGCGTATTGAAATACAAACGCCACGAAATCTAATCGGTGAATCGTTAGTTATTCGAGGCACTAAAAACGGTATACGAGAAGAGTTTAATTTTAGCACCCATAACGGTTGCATCATTTTTTGGAAAGCATAGAGGTAAGTAGTTATGACAACACAAATAGCAGATAAACAAATACAGCAAGAGCCAGTAGGTTATAGAACAAATGCTGCTGGCCATTTGGTACCAGAATCTAAAATTGAAGCAATTGACTTGCTTCGTGATGAGTTAGTCAAAGAGTTAACCAGCGAGGCACAAGCTATTTCCAAGCAGCTGCAGGCGTTCAAAGTAAAAGCCTTAATGAGAATTCAAGACTTTATTGACCTTAGTGCGCAAACCTACGGCCAACAAATTGGCGGTAAAAAAGGTAATGCCAGCTTGGTTAGCTTTGACGGTAACTTAATGGTTAAGCGTAACATTAATGAAAACATCACCTTTGATGAGCGTTTAATCGTTGCTAAATCCCTCATCGATAGTTGCATCCATGAATGGACCCAAGGCGGTAATGACAACATTAAGGCATTAGTTGAGCATGCCTTTCAAACGGATAAAGAGGGCAATATCTCAGTTACCCGTATTTTAGGTTTACGTCGTTTAGCTATTGAAGATGAGCAGTGGTTAAAAGCGATGGAAGCTATTGCAGATTCAATCTCTATTACTGGCTCTAAAACGTATCTGCGTTTGTATCAACGTAATACTAAGGATGCCATGGCGCAAATTAGTTTAGATATTGCCAGCGCATAAGGAGGCAGCATGAGAAGCAGTATAGAAATCATAGAAGAAATAGGCGCAGCTACTACAGCCCAAGATAAACACTGCACGGTAATGTGTGAAGATGCCACTTTTGAAGACGGCGTTATTGCGGCTTTGCTTTGGGTCATTGGTAGTGAAGGTCAGACAAGTTTAATGGTGGAGTCTTTAACTGAGTTTGAGCAAGCCAACGGCTTTGTAAATGCTAAAGAAGTGGCGGCTTAAACGACCAAACTATGAATTAAAGCAATCAATAATGATGAGGTTTTCTTTATAAACACTCAATAAAAAACAAACTGACAAGCCGCTTAATTGCGGCTTTTTTGGTATCAATTATTAACTATTTCATGAGACAAAAATGCGTAACCGATTAATTCAACTTGTTCATGTGGCTAAGCGTGAACTGAACCTTGATGAAGAGTTTTATCGTAACATTTTAACTGAACTAACAGACAAGAGTAGTTGCGCCAAAATGAGTATTAAAGAGCTAGAGCAGGTGCTTGAACATTTTAAACGCATTGGCTTTAAAGTGAAAAAAAAGAGCAGCACCAATAAGCGTGTAGCGCCAAAAATTAGCCGTAGTGTATCGCCTGAAAGCGGAAAAATTCGTGCTATTTGGATAACCATGCACCAACAAGGCTTTGTACGTGATAGCTCAGAGCAAGCGCTTGATAATTACATTAGTCGCATGCTTAATCGAAAAACGTTAGGTGAAAATATTAGTTTTCATTGTCAGTTTTTAAATGGCCAACAAGCTTATAAGGTTTTAGAGATCATTAAGAACTGGCACAAGCGTGAGTTAATTAAATGGCTTGAGGACAAATGGCAAGCGCTGCGCCTTCATGAAAGATTTACCTCGTTAAGTCATTGCACTGCTTTACTTTCTGGTAACGCACCTAAGCAAGAAAGTTATCAAAACCTTTGTTTTATATTTGATGAAGCCACAGGAGTAAGTAAAGAATTATGAAATTAGGCAGATGTCCAACGTGTCACGCAACTGTGCACCTTGATGCCATGGTTCAGGATGAAGCAGGTAGAGAATTAATGGCCACACTGGCTAAGTTGAACAGCAAAACGGGTAGTAGTGTTTTGCAGTATGTCGGTCTATTTCGTCCCGCTAAAAGTGATTTAAACAATGGCCGAGCGTTAAAGCTACTTACCGAAGCATTAGACTTAACCGCTAATTTACAATTGTTAACGGCTGGCTGTGATGCCACCGTGCGAAATATTTACAGTAAACGACAAAGCGGTGAAACGGTAAAGCCGTTAACCAATCACAACTATTTAAAGCAGGTTTTAACTGGGCTTAAAGAGCAGTTTAATCACCCCATAAATGGCGCTAAAAAAGCAAGCGATATGGGAAATGCTCAAGTTAAGCACTACCACCAGTTAAGTGATGCGGAGAATGACCGTCTTCGCCAGGAACAATTAGCGAAGTTTAGGCAATCTAATCAAGGGGAAACAGTATGAGCCAACAAGAATTATTAGATCCTGATTTACTAGGCAATGACGATAACCTCAATGACTTATTGGCACATAGCGATGGTTTAGCCAATGACGATAGGGCCTGGCCTAAAATGTTGGCTGATTTAATAGCAGTAAATGTAGCCGAATTAAAAGAAGATGGTTTTGAACATAACGAGGCTTGGCGCATTGCCAAACGTTTGATTATACGTCAAAGCCACTTTTTAGGTGGTGGTATGGTGTACTTACCACGTAACGATAAACTTAAAAAAGCGTTGCGTGATGCTAACTTGTACCATGATTTTAATGGCCATAATCACCGGGAGCTAATGAAAAAGTATAACTTAACTCAGCAGTCTGTTTACCAAATATGTGCTGAGCAACGACAATTGTTTATTGATAAAAAGCAGGGGAGGTTGTTTTAGTATTACTATTCATTAGTGCTAATGTTCCCTTAGTGCGCATTGAAGACATTAACCATTAAATTTTTGGCATATATTTTCTAATGCATTTTTTTGATAAATATTTGGTTGTAGTAGTTTCTAATTTATTGAAGTTATGGGATATTAACTTTAATAAATAAA